GATGCAAACCAGCTCGCAGAGCAGGCAGGCATCCAGCAGGGCGAACTTGAGATGGGCCTGGCCGAGATCGAACGGACGGTCATCAACGACATCGAGACGTCCGGCTTTCGCGGCACGCTCGGCCTTGCCATGAAGCATCTCGTCGGTGTGGGCAACGGCCTCCTGTACGTGCCTGACGAAGGCTCCGCGAAGTTCTACCCTCTGACCCGCTACGTCGTTCACCGCGACGGCATGGGCAACCTGCTGGAACTGGTGACGCTCGACAGCGTCGCTCCATCGACCCTCGAAGATTCCATGCAGTCCACCCTTGGACTGAACAAGCAGGACGCAGGCGACCAGTCCGAGAAGGACGTGGAGCTATACACCCGCGTGTACCGGGAGGGTGAGCTGTGGCAGGTGTACCAGGAGGTGAACGAGGTAATCGTTCCCGGCTCCCAGGGTTCCTACCCCATCGACGCCTGTCCGTGGATTCCTGTGGCACTCCCGCGCGAAGACGGCACCGACTATGGCGCCGGTCTGATCTACGACTACTACGGCGACTTTGATGCGCTGGAGAAGCTGACCAAGGCGACCCTCAAGGGCGCCGCCGCAGCCGCGAAGACCCTGTGGGCATTGAATCCGAACTCGGAGATTCGCCCGAAGGAGATCACGCAGGCAGAGTCCGGCACGGTCCTTCGCTTCAAGGCAGAAGACCTCAAGGCTGTTTCTCAGGACAAGTACGCGGACTACCGCTTCGTCACTGAGTACATCGAAACGCTCACGAAGCGACTTGAGACTGCCTTCGGCGTCCGCACGGCAGTACAGCGAAGTGGCGAACGAGTCACCGCAGAGGAAATCCGTTACCTGGCCCAGGCACTCGATGAAGTGCTCGGCAACGTGTACGCGATCCTTGGCGAAGACCTTCTGCTTCCGCTGGTACGCCGCGTGTTGGATCGCCTCCAGCGCACGCACCGTCTCCCTGAGCTGCCCAAGGGCCTCATCAAGCCCCGCATCGTTGTCGGTGTGGCTGCGCTTGGTCGCGGCCAGGACATGACGAAGCTCGTGGAATGGGCACAGGCCGCAATGGCCGCGCTCGGTCAGCAGGAGTTCTCCCGCCGCATCAACAGCGGGGAGCTGATGTACCGCTTCGGCGCCGCATCGGACCTCGTGATGAAGGGCCTCATCAAGACCGACGAAGAACTCGCGCAGGAACAGCAGGACCAGACCATGCAGCAGGCGGCCATCCGCGCTGCACCCAACCTCGCAAATGCCGCAATGGCAAATCAAGGAGACCCTAGTGTCCAATGACACCAAGCCGGCCGAACAGGCCGACAAGACCAAGCCGCAGGCCAAGCCTGAGAAGGCCACCCAGCACCCGTATGAGAAGTATCGCGTCGCCCACGAGAAGGACGGCGGCCTGAACATCTACAACTTCCGGGAAGCCTGATGAGCGAGCGGTCTCAGATCAACATCACCACGGACGCGCCGACGACGGAAGCCACACAGGCGACCGAGACCACGCAGACCACCACCGAGTTCGGCGGTTACGCCTCGCTCGCGGAGCTGGTTGCCGCACACGACGCCCTGAAGAATCCCTCGACGGAAGCCACGACTGCCACTGAGCAGACGACCGAGACCACGCAGGTCTCGAAGGAAATCCCCGAGACGACCACGACGACCGAAGCGGAAGCCAAGGAAACGGTTACGGGCCTCGGCCTGGACTGGGATGCGCTCGACAAGGAATACACGGACACCGGCAAGCTGTCCGATGAAACCTACGCGGCGCTGGAAGCCAAGGGCCTCCCGAAGGCCAAGGTCGATTCCTACATCGCAGGCGTGCAGGCGCAGTCCGACGCATACGACAAGGCTGTCTTCGACGCAGCCGGCGGTTCCACCGAGTATTCCGCCCTTGTTACCTGGGCAGCAAACTCCCTCACGCATGACGAGAAGGTCGCCTTCAACAAGGCCGTGACCTCTGGCAACGCAGCAGAAGCCGCAATGGCTGTCGAGGCGTTGACCGCACGTCGTGCAAAGACTCGTGGCACCCCGCCGCCGGGCCTCATCAACGGCAACAAGGCGCCGACCGGCGTTCAGCCGTTCCGCTCGCAAGCCGAGATCGCAGAGGCCATGCGCAATCCGAAGTACAAGAGCGACCCGGCGTACCGCCAGGAAGTGATCGAGCGTCTGCGCCACAGCGACGTGATCTGAGCAACACACCCCCGAAGCCTATCCGTCCCCACCGCACACCATGCAGGACGTGACGCTCAAATGCGGGGGTTTTCTCCTGTCCCTTAGCTCAGTGGTAGAGCACCGGCCCGATAAGCCGATGGTCCTTGGTTCGACTCCAAGAGGGACAACCACCTTCTCGGCGTGAGCCGAATACCCACGCCCGTCGTGAGACGCGCCTTCTCTCAAAGCAACAAGGAAGACTCCATAAGCAATGGCTAACGCCACCCCGAACCGCCTTGGTCAGGTCAACAACACTGGTGACGACAAGGCGCTGTTCCTCAAGCAGTACGCTGGCGAGGTTCTGACCTCTTACCTGGACGAGTACAAGCTCGACGGCAAGGTAACTGTCCGCAACATCTCGAACGGCAAGTCTGCTTCGTTCCCGGCTCTCGGCACCATCGGCTCCGAGTACCACGTGCCCGGCACCGAGATCACCGGCCTGAACGTGCCGGCAAACGAGATCGTGATCGGTCTCGACCCGATGCTGATCTCGCACGTGTTCATCTCGAACATCGACGAGGCGATGAACCACTACGACGTCCGTAGTGAGTACACCAAGCAGCAGGGCCTCGAACTGGCGAAGCAGCGACAGCTCAACGAGCTGCGTTGCGCGATCCTGTCCGCGCGACAGACCAGCGGCCCGGTCGCTGGTATCCCCGGTGGCATGGTCATCACCGCGACCGACATGGCGACCAACGCGCAGAAGCTCGCGGACGCCATCCGTGCGGCTCGTCAGAACTTCGACGAGAAGAACATCCCCGAGTCGGACTGCGTCGCCGTCGTGAAGCCGGCCCAGTGGTACGCCCTGACGCAGATCAAGGACTTGATCGACCGCGACTACAACCCGACCTCGGGCGCCTCGCTGGCCCAGGCCGTGATCGAGTCCATCGCTCGCGTGCCGTTGCTGAAGACCAACCACTTCCCGAACGCGAACGACACGAGCAACGCCTCGGTCGTGGCGACGCGCCGTGGTGACTTCAGCAAGACCGTGGCGGCTGTGTTCCACAAGTCCGCCGTGGGCACCCTGAAGCTGCTGGACCTGGCGTTGGAAGACGCCTACGACCCGCGCCGTCAGGGCACCCTGATGCTGTCCAAGTTCGCGCTTGGTCACGGCTCGCTGCGCTCGGACGCCGCTGTGGAAATCGCAGTCGGCAGCTAAGCCTCCCCTACCCGTCACACCCTAATCGGTGTGGCGGGTTTTTTTCGCCCCTACGGAAACCACATGGAACTCACCCCGACAACCGAACTGGAAGCCGTCAACGAGATGCTCAAGGCTGTTGGCGAGATTCCCGTGCTGACCCTGGAAGACCTCGGCTTCACCGACGCCTCCGTTGCACAGGACACCCTGCGCACGAAATGGCGCGAGCTGCTGACGCGCGGCTGGTACTTTAACCGCGACTCCGCGTTCTACTTCGCACCGGCCACCGATGGCCGCGTGGTCCTACCGCGTAACGTTGCCTCTGTGCGCCCATCGAGCGCCGAGTCACGCCGCATCCTTCCCCGCAATGGCCTCCTGTGGAACGCCACTGACGGAACCGATACCTACGCAGCCGACAACGGTCCCATCGTGGACGTCATCTGGCTGTACGACTTCGAGAACCTGCCCGAGGCTGCACGCCGCGTTATCACCGTGCGCGCCGTCACCAAGTTCCAGACGGACCAGTTGGGCTCCGAGGTCAACTACAAGTTCACCCAGGACGATGAGCGTTTCGCGCTGAGCACGCTCCTGGAGGAAGAACGCGCCTTCGAGGAGACGGCCAACATGTTCAACGATGCTGCCGACGTGTCCGAGGTCTGGACGCGGTAATGCCCCTGACTTCTGGAACCATCCCGTCGATGATCGGCGGGGTCTCCCAGCAGGACTCCACGGTTCGCCAAGCCTCCCAGCTCGAAGAAGCGCTGAACTGCAACCTCAGTCCCGCACGCGGCGCCGGCCCCCGCTCACCCGCCACCTTCATCAACGTCCTTGCGTCCGACATCCCGGACAACGCCTTCTTCCACTCCATCGTGCGCGACGCGCGCGAGCACTACATCGTGGTCATCTACCCCGGCCGTGTCCGGGTGTTCGATCACGTGACGGGCAAGGAGTACGTCGTCGTCGTTGACGAAGCGTCGAAGGCATACATCAACACCCAGTACGCGCCCTACGTCTCCCTGCGCGCTTCCACCGTTGCCGACTACACCTTCCTCGTGAACCGCGAGGTCGCCGTGCAGATGACCAGCGAGAAGACGCCGGGCAACATCGTGGGCACCGTACAGACGTTCCAAGACCTTCCGAAGACCGCCATGAGCGGTTCGATCTACGAGATCATCGGCACGGCCGACAACTCTTTTGGCCGCTACTACGTACAGTCCTCGTCCGCGAAAGTCTGGAACGAAGTGCCGCAGCCTGGCTCGACCAACACGCTCGACGCCGCAACCATGCCGCACGCCATCAAGCGCATCCCGGACACTGTGAACCCCGATGGGTTCTATTTCAGCTTCGGCCCGATCCCGTGGGACAAGCGCCTGGCCGGCGACGAGAAGTCGGTTCCCGCACCGTCAATCGTTGGACAGCGCATTGGCAACCTCGCGTACCACCGCGACCGCCTGGTGTTGCTCGCTGGTGAGAACATCGTGATGTCCGAGATCGGCCGCTACTTCAACTTCTGGCGAACCACGATCACGTCGCTGCTCGACTCCGACCCCATCGACATCGCTGTACCGTCAGAGGGCGTCGCGCAGATCACCCACGCGATCTCCTACCAGAAGGTCATGCTGCTGTTCGCCTCAGGCTTGAACACCCTGTTCCAGCTAAGCGGTGCGCCGACGCTCACGCCGAAGACTGTGAAGCTCGACCCGGTGACCAACTACGAAGTCTCGCCCTACGTGAAGCCCGTGATGGCAGGCACCAGCCTGTTCTTCAGCGACGACAGCACGGCCAAGGCGTGGACGACCGTGCGCGAATACTTCGTGTCCAACGAGCAGGTCACCCCTGACGCGGCCAACGTGACCGCGCACGTTCCTGCATACGTCCCTGGCAATACCCGCTGCATGGCGGCGGCGGCCGACGTGGACATGATCCTGATGGCTCACACGAATCCCTCGGGCGCCCAGGTGTTCGTTCACCAGTTCAAGTGGGCTGGCGACCAGAAGCAGCAGTCCGCGTGGCACCCGTGGAAGATCGAATCGGTCGGCGCAGTGGTCCACATGTACGCCATCGGCACCATGCTGTACGTCGTGGCGAAGTCGCCCGGCGGCGGTGTGGAGCTGCTCCAGATGGACCTGAGTCAGGCCCCGGTGTTCCCGCTGGTCTCGCCTGACTTCGACATTCACCTTGATCGCCGCGAAGTGGTGGCGCCGGTTTATACGGCCTTCGGCAACTACACCGACATCACTGTGCCTTTCATCCTGCCGACTCTGGAGAACCTCGTCGTCCTGAAGACGACCGACTGGGATACCCCCGGCTCGTACTTGGACATCACGAAGGCTTCGCTGGTCAACGGTGGGCAGACGCTACGGCTCCCCGGCAACATCGGCTCCGGCCGCATCGTGATCGGCTACAAGTACCGCCGACGCATCACGCTGTCGCAGCAGTACATGAAGGACCAGAACGGCATCGCCAAGATCATTGGCCGCCTCCAGCTCCGACGCATGACGCTGCGCTTCGCGGACTCGGCGTTCTTTCGCTGCCTCGTGTATCCGAAGGGTCGCCCTGAGGCCATCGACACGCTGGTCCCGCAGCTTGAAAGCACATTCACCGCGCGCACTGCGGGCGATGCAGCGTTCCTCACGAACACCCCGAAGCTCCGCTCGGGTACGCACACGTTCCTCGTGGCCTCGCGCTCCGACGCCGTGAATGTGGCCATCGACAGCGATTCGCCCTACCCGTCCTGGTTCCAGTCGGTCGAGTGGGAAGCCCTCTACACCACGAAGGTACGCATGTGAACATCACCATCCGAGAACCGACGCGCGCCGATCTCGAAGACCTGGCTACTCGTCTGCACCCGGATGACGTGGCCGAACTTGAGGCGGCCGGCTGGGAATCCCCGCTGGCCGCGCTCATGTACTCGCATCAAGCCTGCCGGGAGGTCTACGTGGCCTCCTGGGACGGCAAGGTGCAGGCCGCCTTCGGTGTCGCGGACTACCCGCACGACGTCGATTACGGAACCCCGTGGTTCCTGTCCACCGGCCCGCGCGGTCGCATCCGTCGCGAATTCCTCCAGCTCTCCCGCGAGTACATCGCGGCGTGGGCTCCCATGTACCGAGGCATGTTCAACCTGGTCGATGTACGCCACGTGCGTGCCCAGCGCTGGCTCATGCACCTCGGATTCCAAGCCCTCAAGGTCCATGACCTAAACGGGCATCCCTTCATCGAGTTCGGAATCCTGGCCCCATGTGCGGCCCCCTAGCAATCCCAATCGCCATGGCGGTCGTTGCTGCTGGTACTGCCGCGTATCAGGCGAACCAGAACAAGCACGCCGTCGAAGCGCAGCTCAAAGAGCAGCAGAAGCAGACTGACCAAGCGGCATCCGCACAGATGGATGACCGTATCAAGCAGGCCCGCGAGGCCCGCGCAGCAGCACGCGCAGCCGCAGCAGAGTCCGGCGCCATGGGTAACTCCGTGGATGCCCAGCTCAACGACATCACCTTCCAGGCGAGCCGCGACGTCTCCCGCATCGAGAAGAACCGCGAGAACGGTTTCAACGAAGCCGGCGTCGAAGCGAATGCACGCTATGGCGAGATCAACGGCCAGCTCGCATCGGCAGTGGCCCAGTCGGCCTCCTCCGCTGGTTCGGCATACACCAGCTACAACGCAACCAAGAAATAAGAGACCCACATGCCCCGCAACGATCCCACACGTATCGACGCACGACAGACCATCGACTCCTCGCAGACCGCGAACGTCGGGCTCCAGGTCCAAGCGAACACCCGCGCCGTGGGTCGTAGCGGGGCCGCATGGGCTCTCGCGCAAGCACTCAACACCTACGCCGCCAGTTCGGCGGAGGATGCCCAGCGCACAGCCGCACAGCGGAAAGTCGCGCAGGACAAGAAAGACAAGACTGACGGCGAAGCCGCTGCGGCAGAGGCAGCAGTTACCGGCGTCCAGAAGACCAACGAAGAACTGGCGCAACACAGCGCGATCTACACGCAGGCGTACCAGGCCACGGACGGTATCCGTCAGGCCAACCAGTTCGACGAATCGCTGAAGCCTGTATTGGCCCAGCTCGAACCTGGCGCCGACATCGACGCTGTGATCCAGCAGCACGCCAACGAGTTCGTCTCCAACGCGAACATGCCCGAGGAAACCCGCAAGGCGTTCATGGAGAACGTCGCGAAGGCACAGCCGCAGTGGAAGCAGGACTACCTCAAACACTCCATCACGGAGTCCATGAAGCGCGAGGAGGAGAACCACCAGGCCATCCTCACGGGCGACGTGAACCGCACCGGCTCCCTCACGCCCGACATGTTGACCTCGTGGCGCCAAGCAGGCGCGCAGAGCGGCCTGACGGACTACGAGATGGACGAGATGGCAGTGAAGGCCCTAGCGCCTTCCATCGCGTCCGGCAAAATCAACATCGACCAGACGCTCGACGTCCTGAAAGGCCACAACGGCGCTGACGGTCGCGTGCTGTACGACGTCTACCAGCAGGACATCGACCAGGCCGCCACGGCCGGCAAGCGGGTTCAAGACCAGGAACGCAAGAAGGCCCAGGAAAGCGCCCTCACGCAAGAGCTGTTCGCCTCCAACGACCGCGCCGACCAAGGCATGCTCAGTGACCGCAACATCGAAGCCATGCGTGTTAAGTACGACCTGACCCCCGAGTGGGCCGCAGGCATGCACAACAAGAACCGCGAGGCACAGCAGCGGCTCGCCAAGGAAGCCGAGAAGGCCGACGACGAGCGCAAGCTGGCAAGCGCTTTCCTGTTGAACGACGCGGTCCACAACGAAGCCCTGGGCGCGGACAAGGTGAACAAGGCAGGCGAGAAGGCTTTCATGGCCGTCATCACTGCCGGCATCGAGAAGAACGATTTCAGCACCGTGCCGCAGTACATCGCTGCCGCCGCGCGCAACAACATGAAGCTCGAAGGCTACGGTCGCATCCTCGCCGGCCTGTCCGATACGTCCAACCCCGCACGCTTCGACCAGGCTTACCAGCTCTACAAGCAGGCGCAGAACATCGCTCCTGGCTGGGCCGATGCGAACCTCGACACGAAGACGCTGGGCTTGCTGAAGCAGTACGACCGACGCCTCACCGTCTACGGGGACAATTCACAGCAGGCCCTCGCCGGTCTGCGGAACCAACCCGACATCAACCCTGACGTGCTCGCCAGCGAGAAGCGCGCGGTCATGAAGAAGATCGACGGCAAGGCGCTGATCCCTGACTTCGACGATGGGAGCCTGCTGAAGTTCAAGGGCTCCACGAAGGTCTCTAACATCCCTGAGGTGAACAGCGCGATCTACGGCTACATCGAAGACGCGCATCGCAACGGCATGTTCTTTGGCGACCCGCAAGGCGCCATCGACTACGCGAAAGATCGCTTCAAGGCCGACTATGTGAAGGTGGGCGACCGCTACGAGCGCGGCTTCGGTTCCGCTACGAGCTACGAAGGTTCCGCCAAGGTCGGCAACGCGATGGACGAGATGGGCAAGGTCTGGAAGGACAAGCTCGTCGCCGCCAAGATCATCGACCCT